AATTTAATCCCTGACGAACCAGAATAAATCTTATGGAAAATATAAACTCACAAACGCGTTTCAGTGCCGATTATGGAACAGGTTATTTTATACCTCCTGTAGTTCTTTTTACACAAAAATATAATACCTACCCTTCTTTATTTGCAATGGAATATTATTTTGATATTCCAAAGTTAATGGAGTATATTAAAACTACTTATCACCCTATCGCGGAAGATATTACTGCATCTTATGTTAGAGATAAAGAAGGAGAATTGCGTATTAGTAATGGTCTTATCTTTTTAAAGAAAGGATTAGTTTTAAATATCGACGTAGATAGAAGTCAAATTGAGACAGAGTTTTCGAGTGGATATTATTTAGAAGAGCATATACCTTCTAAAAAAGCTTCATCAGAACATTTTAAAGCTGATGTGGATTTATATTATGACCCAAGCCTTATTCCTGAAACAGAAGTAAAAAGCATCATGGATGAATTAATAAAATTCAAAGTTGAACCTAAAAAGAAAAGTGAATTAAAGTTCTTATGTGTAGAAGATGGAGAGCTCGCTTTAAAAACATTAGAAATTAAAACTCCAGAAGTAGATATTGCATTAAACTATGGTTCTAAATTTAAAGAACTATATGATTATATATGTGATAGAATGGTTGGAGATGCAAATAAGAATAAAGGATTAGTATTATTACACGGAACACCAGGAACAGGTAAAACTTTCTTAATTCGTCATTTAATTAATTCTTTATCTGATAAGAAGCAAGTAATTTATATTCCACCAGATATGGTATATGAATTATCTTCTCCTAAATTTTTACCATTCTTAATGTCTAATCAAAATTCAATCTTAGTTATTGAAGATGGAGAGAATGTAATTAAGAGTCGTAAATCAGGACAAAACCAAGCTGTGAGTAATTTACTTAATGCTGCAGATGGCCTCTTGTCCGACGCTTTAAACGTACAAATTATATGTACTTTCAATTGTGCTATCTCAGATGTGGATGATGCATTATTAAGAAAAGGACGTTTAATTGCTAAGCACGAATTTAAAGCTTTATCTAAGGAAGATGCACAAATATTGCTAGATCATCTAAAAATCGCATATGTAGCGACAAAAGATATGACATTGGCGGATATTTATAACTGTATGGACGAGGGATTTGAAGTAGAAAGAAAGTCTGTAGGGTTTTAGTATTTAATATAAAATTAATGGTACTTGAAAATTTGTCAAAAGAAGAATTAAAAGAATTGTGTAAACAAAAAGGTTTATCCGATTATGCTAATTTATCTAAGCCAAGATTAATACGTATTCTTAATTCTTTAGAAAATCCTGAAGAAGAAGAAAAATTAGTTGAAATCGTTGCTGAAGCTATTGCTGAAGTAAAAGAAGAACCTAAGCCTATTGTTAAAGCCCCTAAAGTTATTAAAGAAGTTGTTAAAGAGGTAAAAGTATTATCTCCACAAGCTGCTAGATGGAAAACACATTTAAAGCAACTTAACATAACTCCTAAAGACTATCTTACTAGATTCCCTGATCATATGTATAAAAGATACATAGAAGAATTAATTTAACACTTTAAAATATGAAGCCAATGAATTTAGAAGACAGATTTGATGCATTGCATCAGTTTGGTATTGATTTACCATCAGCAACAATATTCTTAGCAGGAGAAATAGATGGAAATCTAGCTACAGCATTAAGAATTAAGTACGCTATGTTAAAAGATTATTACCGCACTGAGAAAGAGCCTTTACACGAAATCAATATTGTTATAAATTCATTTGGAGGAGATGCTAACGCAATTGCTTCTGTCTTAGATTTCTTTGAGGAAATTAAAAAGAGAGATACTGTATTAGTTAATATTCAAGCAGAAGGTGTTTGTATGTCTGCAGCTACGTTTATTGTAGGTGGAGCAACAGGTGTTAGAAAAGCTAATAGAAGATGTCGTTTTATGGTTCACGAAATTCAAATTGAAGGTATCGGTGGAACAGCAACTCAAACAAAAGCTTCTAATGCTGAGATTGAACGTATGCAAAAAGAATGTTATGATATCTATGCAGAAATATCTTTCCGTAATAGAGTATTAGCAGGTGAAACAATTTCTAAAGAAGAATTTGATAAAGAATCCGATATGTGGGAAAAGCTTTGTACTAAAGAAACTTATTTAAGTGCTGAGGAAGCAGTTAAAAAAGGTCTTATAGACCAGGTTATCTAAAGACCTATTTCAATTTTATTTTATAGCCTGAGAATTTTTCCAAGTACTTTGTAATAGGAACCCCATTACCGTCTTTGAAAATACTATCCCCATCAGAAGTCAAGAAATCGATTGTTCCTTGAGGTGCCATATTAGCTGCACCTAGAATACCTGATTCTGTAATATAAATTCCTCCTATAACACGAGATTGATACTTTCCTATATAAGTGGCTAACATTCTTTTATTCTCTTTTAAAAGCATTCTAATAGAAGCTTCTTGTAACTCAGGATTATCTAAGAATTGTTCTTTTGTAATCGACCCTAAACCGATTTGGGTTAAAGCTGCACGTCCAAGTTGGTACTTACCCATATAACCATATTGATTAACAGCCTTATAACTTCCGCCACTTTCCAATTGACCTAAATCATCAAGGAATTTCTCAAATGTTTTAGTTTCATCAGAAACATAAACAGTTTGACCAGGCATCACTTGCCATTTAGTTTGAACATTAGGGTTTACAATGTAATAATACAAAGGATAAGTGATAGCAAAGAAGATTGCTAAAGTAGCACCTACTCTTTTAAGATAACGTTGCTTACGATAAGCAAGAACATACTTTGCCGCACCTAGAAAATACTTTTTTTGGTAGTACTTTGATTGTCTTCTAAAGATGTGGTATTGCGCACGATCATCTTCGATGATGGCTTTCTCTTTTAACATATCTGTTTCCATATTATAAAGATACATTATTGGTTGTAAACACCCTCACTTCTTGTAACCTAGGCACCCATTGAAATTTATGTTATTTTCTACTATTTAATTAAACATAAACAACATAAATATGTTAACATTAGATTATTTAAAAACTCTTTCGCCGGAACAAAGACAGAAGGCAGTCATCCAAGAGTTTGTAAAATGTAAAAAAGACCCAGTATATTGTATTGAGACTTATTTTACAGTTATGGATGCAGCAAAAGGAGCCAGAGTACCATTCAAACTATATCCCCATCAGCAAAGAGCAGTAAGAGATTTTGAAGAAAACGCATTGTGTATAACAATGAAGACTCGTCAGATGGGATTCACAGCAGTATCTTCAGCATACGTAGCTTTTTATATGGCTACAAAACAAAATCAAACAATAAACGCTCTAGCTCAAGAAAAGAAAACTTCACGTAAGTTTCTTAGACAAGTTAGAGAGACATTAGACCAAGCTCGTAAAACAGCTCCTTGGCTTATAGCTGATTATATGTTTAATAATAATGGTAAGGATTCTTTTACTTTAAAAACAGGATGTATCATTACAGCTGAAGCGAATAAACCAGATGCTTGTCGTGGAGATACAATTAACTTATTAATTATAGATGAGGTTGCAGCTATTACTCACATGGATGAGATTTGGGCTTCAGCCGGTTTGACTTTAACTAAGTCAAGAGGTAAATGTATTGCCATCTCAACACCGAAAGGAAATTTCGGATGGTATTTCGACCAGTATTCAAATGCTGCAGAGAATGGTTGGACCGTAGTAGAAGCTCATTGGTCTGAACATCCTGATTATATGAAAGGAATGTACCAATTTGTTAAAGATCCAAATCATCCTGAGGGAGGATTTATAAAACACTTTAACAATGAATGGCCAGATGTAGCAGATGCAATCCAATTAAAGAAATATTTCACTAAAGAGACATATCCTTATATCTTAGATGGTAAATTAAGAAGTCCTTGGTATGATTATGAAAGTAAACGATTAGGATTACAAAAGACACGATGCGAGTTAGATTGTTCTTTCTCTGGTTCTGGTAGTGAAGTATTAGATGCTGAGATAATTAGAGCTATGCGTATGACTGCTAAAGAACATTTACCTTTAGATGCATCTGCATTAGGGTTTGAAATAAGAGGTATGTGGAAGAGCTTGAGAATATTTGCAGAATATAACCCGGAACATGGTTATGTTTTATCTTCCGATGTGGCTACAGGAGATGGTTCTGACTTTTCTTCTGTAACTGTTGTAGATATTACAACCAAAGAGGTTGTCGCAACCTATAAAGAGTATGTTGATCCAATTATGTTTGCTAAAATCATAAAAGGTATGGCAATATATTATGGACAATGTATGGCTATTGTAGAATATCAAGGACCAGGTTTAACTGTCTTATTAGAATTGAAAAATAATTTGAGATATACTAAACTATTCTATAGTACATTAAAGAAAGCAGAGCCAACAAAGCCTCAAAAGAGAAAGATTGGTTTTTGGCAAGCAGCTAGTACTAGAGCTTTAGGTGGAGATAAGCTAGAAGAAGTAATAAATACTAATGAATTTAGAATTTATTCTGAAGATATCATTACAGAGTTTGATACTTGGATTTGGGATACTGATGGAAAGAGAAGACATGCTCCAGGGAAGAATGACGATTTAATTATGGCTTTAAGTAATGCTATGTTCTACATTTACTATGTATTACCTAAGCAAACAATGAATAAATCTATGATGACAAGTCAATTTGCTAGAGTAACAAACGGTAATATGATGGATAATAGTCAAATGTTTGATTGGAGAGACTTAATGAATAAAACAAATTCAGAAGACGTTGGAAATCCATTTGAGCCTGAGCAAGAATAATTGTTTCTTGGGAACTATATTACCATATTTAATTATATAACAGAAAAACAATGGCAGATAACAATAATCGTACACAATCAGATGTGAGTTCATTCTTTGACAGATTAAAAGGTCAAGATAGAATTCGTAAGTCTGATAGTTTAATAGTTCTTAATACTCCACAATCAGATAGAGAACGCCAAGTGAAACAAAAAATCACTTCTATTGTTCAATATGTTAAGAATAAAACATGGAGCAGACGACATATAGAGTTCTTCGAAGAATATCGTAGAATGACTGCTACCTTTCCTATTATTAAAGCAGGTATTGATATCTATGGAGAAGAAATTGTAGCTAAGAATTCAGATGGACAAATCTTTTCTATTAAATGTGAAAACAAACACGTTAAAGAATTATTAGAAGAATGTTTTTTTAAAAACTTAGCATTAAATGCAAAAGGATTTAGAATTGCTAGAGAGATGTGTAAATTCGGTAACACTTATGGTTATTTAATTACTCGTCCGAAAGATGGAGTAACAGATATTGTATTCTTACCTCCAGAAGCCATCATCAGAGAACAAATGTACGATCCATCTAACCTTGAAAATTATAGATTTACTTGGTATGGAGCAGGTGGAGGAGCTTTGTTTGAACCTTGGGAATTAGTACATTGGAAGAATGGTGAAGATATTGAAATGGAACCTTATGGTTCTTCTATTCTTCGTCCTATTGTTGATACATGGAGACGTGTAGTATTAATTAGAGAAGCATTAGTAATCTATCGTATTACAAGAGCACCTTCTAAATTACTTTTTAAAATCGGTACAGACGGGTTGACTGGGGAAGAAGCTTATCGCTTCGCTCAAGACATGAAGAAGGAAGTGCAAAAGAAACCTTTAACTAATCCTCAAACAGGAGAAATAGATTTCAAATATAATCCTATGAGTATTGAAGAAAACATCTTTATGCCTGTATATGAAGGTTCTCCTTCAGATGTACAAGTATTAGAAGGTGCTGGAAACTTAGATGCTGTAGAAGATTATAAGATTATTAAAGATGACTTATTTGCAGGTATGAAAATTCCTAAGTCATGGTTAACATTCGAAGAAGATTTGTCTAATAAGTCTGCACTAGGAGAAGAAGATGTTCGTTTTGCTAAAACAATACAACGTTTACAATCAGAATTTGTAGAAGGATTATTACATATAGGAACAGTACATTTATTTTTAAAAGGATGTTCTCAAGAAGAAATGGAATCGTTTACTATTGAGATGAATAACCCTTCAATTGCATCTGAAAAGAAAAAATTAGAATTAGTACAAGCTAGATTAGATATTGCTAAGTCAGCATGGGATTACAACAACCCAGGTTTAAACTTAATGTCTTATACAGATGTATTAAAATCTATATTAAAGTTTACTGACGCGGAAATCGAAACTACTATTAAGTCTCAATTCAATGAAAAGAAAATTGCTTGGAGACTAGAACAGTTAAGAACAAACGGTACTTACGAAGAACCAGATTTAGAAAAGAGAATCGCTCAAATGAGAGGTTTAACTGGACAAGTAGATGGTAAGACTCCAGATTCATTTGGAACTTTAAGTTTCGAAGGAGATAACTTAACTGAAATTATGAAAAAGAAAATCGATCAAGAAATAAAAGAAATTGTTGGTTCTCCTATATCAGGAACACCTAGTCCTAAAATGATAAGACAATTAACAGAAGGAGCTGATCTAGTTAAGAATTTAAAGAAGGCTCGTAAAGACTTTGGTATGGGCTCTAAATAAATGAGAAAAGCAGCTGTTGCAATTATTGTACGAGGAGATCATGTTCTGATGGGTTTAGCATCCTCATCAGATTTTAGATATGGTAAATGGTGTTTTGTTGGTGGAGGAATTGAAGAAGGAGAAACCCCAATGGAAGCAGCTGAAAGAGAATCTAGAGAAGAAGCAGGAATAGAAGTTGAATCCAGAACAGGCGAAGCTTATATTGTTGACGATAAGCCAAGTGTAGTATATGTAGTATGTGATTATGTTAGTGGAAAACTAAATCCTAATCATGAATTTTTCGAAATGGCTTGGTTTCCAATTCATAATATACCTCCAGGATTAGATGTGTTAGAGTTAAACATGAAAATCATTGCTAATCTTTTGAAATAAAGATATTTAATTAAAAAAAGATAATGTCTAAAGAAAAAGAATTAACAATAGCTTTATTAAAAGAAAAGATTGAAAAACTAACTGGTAAGAAAGTTACTTTAAAAGAAGCTAATAAAACAGTTTTAGCTGTAGATGATTTCAGAGATAAACTAATTGAACTAGGTGAAGAAGATTTTATTAATTGGGTTGAAGGAACAGTGTTCCCAAAAGGCGGAGACGCTGTAGCATACGAATTCAGAGATAAGCTAATTGAATTAGGCGAAGATGATTTTGTTAACTGGACTGAAAGACAATTTGTGAAATTCGCGAAATAAATAAATTTACTATTAATTTACAAAGACTCCTCATTTTTAGGAGTCTTTTTGTATTTATAAGAAAATGATCAAATGTCATTAACAAAACTACAGTCTATCATTTTAGAAAAGATTAAAAACGACCCTGAAGCTCAGAAAGCTTTTGAGGAAAGAATAACTTCAGGTACTTCGCTAGTTAAGCTGGCAGAATACTTTAATGTAAACCCAAATATAATGTTAAAAGAAGAATCAGCAAAGAAAATAAGAATAGCTTATGATATTATTAACGAAACATATTCTAGACTATCTCCAATAGAAAAGGATTATGTAAGCTTAGTTACTAGTAGAAGTAAGAATAGAGTTTACAATCAAGTTAAGATTGTAGAATCTTTAATCTCAGGACTTAAATCTTTAAAAGAAAAAGAACTAGCTACAGAATGTTTAACAGTTCTTAAAGCAGATATTCTTAAAAGACCTTTGACTGAAGCGATTGAACGTACATTAGATTTAAAACAAACAATTACTTCTTTATTAGAAGCAGACGAATACCATGGTGGTGTAATTACTAAAAAATTAGGGAACTTAAAATATCTTAAAGATATTCGCTTAGCAGTTCTACACGATGAGAAAGATGCTCCAGAAACATTATATATAACATTTAAAACTGCATTCTTTCCATTAGGAAATGATTTCAGTTCAGTAAAAGCTTCTTTAGTAGACTTAGATAAAAGATTTGGTAGAATGGGTAGAAATATCTTAAACCAAACAATTCATCAAAAAGGAAGAGCAGGAGAAATCTTTACAGGAGAAGGTATTTGGGATGGTGGAGTAAGAATTCACTCTGTTAAACCAGGTGGAATGTCTGAAGGATCAGGAGAATTAACACTACACGTTGTTAAAGGCTCTTTAACTTCAATAGATGATGCAAAGAAAGCTTTAGTACCTGTATTGAGAGATTTAGATCTTTTAATACCAACATGGTTCCCTGAGACAGATAAATCTGCACAGAAACAATACATGAAAACACCAGACGAAGGAGATACAGAACGTTTAGCGCAATTGAAGCGTCAAGCAAGTCGTTTAAAAGAACCTGAAAGATCTGATGAATTCGGAGGCGCATTCTAAAAATAACACATATTTAAAATAAATTATATAAAATGAAAATCTCAAGAGAAAAAGAATTAACAATTGCTTTATTAAAAGAAAAGATTGAAAAGCTTTCTGGTAAGAAAGTTGTTTTCGAAAAATCTGAAGCAGCTGTTAAAGTTGATAAATTGGTTGAAGCATTAGAAAAACTATCTGGAAAGAAAGTTATATTCGAAGCTCCACTTCCAGGACAAGCACAAACTCCTGCGGCAGTTGCACCAGCAGCTCCAGCCGCAGCAGCACCTGTTGCTCCAGTAGCAGGACAACCTGCAGCAGCTGTAGATCCAGGAAAATCAGCAGCAGCGAAAGCAGTTGCAGCGATGGCAGTAGATCCGATTATGGCACAAGTAGCTCCACAATTAAAACAAGTAGCAGCTACAACACAAGTAAAACAATTGGCTACAGAATCTACATTGAATGAAGAAGTAATTACTTTAACAGCTTTACTAATTGGTTTAGGAGCAATAGGAGCGTTATCTGCAATCACTGCAGCTTATACAAACTCTAGAGACAATGCAGCTTTGAAAGCTAAAGTTCTAGGAGCAATCCAAAAAGATTTTGCTAAAGCAGGTGTACAAGCAACACCTCAACAAATTGAAGCTGAGTTAGCTAAACGTTTACCAGTTGCTAAAGCTCAACAAGCTAAGAACGTTAGAGTAAGACCTATGCAATAATAGATAATAAATTATCACTTAATCATATTTAAAGGATAGGAGCACATCCTATCCTTTTTTTAATTAAAATCATAATGAAAAGAACACAAGAACGTTTATTACTAGATGAATCAAGATTTGATTATCGTAGAAGACCTAATTTAGCTGTTAAAGTATTTTTAGCAGAAGTAGAAGGTGGTTTATCTTTTATAGAGAAAGCTAAACTTAATCCAGATCTTCCTTTACACGTAGTAGGTATAGTTCAGACAGGCGACAAACCTAATAGAAATGGTAGAATTTATCCATTCGCTTATTTAAAGAGAGAATGTTTACGTTATATGGAGAATGAAGTAAAAGGCGGAACTTCATATGGTGAATTAGACCATCCTGAGAATAGTACATCTCCTTCTTTATCAAATGCTTCTCATACAATTGAAGATCTTTGGTTTAAAGGTAATGATGTTTATGCTAAAATTAAAATCCTTAATGCTTTCATGCCAGATAGAGCTCCAGGTAAAATGGCTAGAGGATTTATCTTAAATGGTAAATCTGTTGGTATTTCCTCAAGAGCTTTAGGTTCATTGGAAGAAGACATGAATAGTGAATATGATGTGGTAGCAGAAGATTTAGAATTAATCTGTTGGGATTTAGTATCAAATGCTTCTAACTTCGGTTCTGAGAAAATGAACTTAATGCAAGAAGGTAGAAAAAAGAATCATATGTTAACAGAATCACAATGCTTTGGTGGCAATTGTGATGTTAATTCTAAACATAGCATAAAAGAATTGAAATTCCAATCATTAACAGAATCAGAGAAAACATACATCAATATAATGGGTGTAGAGAAATTCTTACAAATTACTAGTAAGTATTAAAAAACCTATACTGTTAAAAATAAACGAAATTTCAAATAGTACAATATTTATAAACAATTAAACAATTAAAAAACAATAATACACAATGGCAAAATTAAACAAAAAAAATACTGAAGACTTGTTCGCAGGTTTAAAGTATACAGACAAACTGTTAAATGAAGCTGCTGGCGTTGGTAATCCTCCAAAAACTCAATCTTTTGAAGAAAAGATGAAAATGAAATTAAAAGAGGGAATCGAAGAAGCAGAAGAAGTTAACGAAGACTTAATGGAAGAACCTCTTGACGAGTATAACACTAACCAAAGTTATGATTACAATTATAACTACGATGGTAAGAATCAAGTTTTAGGAGAAGAAGAACCAGAATTCAGCGATGATGATGAAGATGATTACGGAATGGAAGCAGGAGTAGAAGATGATATGATTGGTGATCGTTTCGGAGATCTTGAAGATCGTGGTCCAGCAGCAAGATTTGCTAAAGCAGATATGGCTACTGAATTTGGAATGGATGATGACGATGAGTTTTCATCTAAAGATGATGATGAATTTGATTTCACAGAAGATGCATCTTTAATGGAAGCATTACTTGAAGACGAACCAGCATTAGATGTACCAGAAGATACTGAAGTTCCTACAATGGACGCAGCAGCAGATGGAGCAGCACCAATCGAAGCAACACCAACTGATGAAACAGGTGGAGTAGATATGACTACAGACGCAGGTCTTGGTGATACAGGAGCTGAAGTTGATATGGGAGCTGATTTAGGAGCAGGCGCTGATATGGGCGGAGCACCTTCAATGGGAGCGCCAATGGGTGGTGCACCAGAAGCATCAGGAATGGAAGATCAAGGAGCTGATATGGGAACAACACCTGTAAGTGGCGCTGAAGATATCGACCAATTGATTGCCGATTTAGTATCTGGAACTGGAGCAGAAGAACAACCAGCAGTATTTGGTGAAAACGCTCATAATGACTTAGGCTTTAAAGACTTAGGTGATGATGACATTAATTCTAATAAAGTAAAAGTTAAAATGGAATCTAAAAAAGGTGTTAATCCTTTCGCTAAGAAAGATGACGAAAAAGAAGTAGAAGGATCTGCTAAAGATAAAAAAGAGGATAAGAAGAAAGAAGTTAAAGAAAGTGAAATTAAACTTACTAAGTTAGGTGATGCTGATATTACAGGTAATGTAAAAGGTGCTATCTCTGGTAAAGCAGTTGAACATTCTGGAACTGGAAAACGTAACGATCCAAAAGGTGAAGAGTATACTGATTTAGGAGATGATGATATCAATTCTAATAAAGTAGGTAAAGGTGCTGAAAAAGCAACTGCTCCATCTCAACCTAAGTTTTCAGCTATGAAGAAAGAGAATGAAGAAAAAACTAAAGCTCTTTATACATTAGCAGAACAAGTAATTACTTTGCAAGACGAAATCGCTAACTTGAAGTTTTCAAAATTCAAATTAGAAAAAGTTAATTCTGTATTAACATTGTTACCTGAATTGAAATTAGCTACAAGAGAAAAACTTGTTGAGAAATTTGATACTTGTAAATCATATGCTGAAGCGAAAAAACTTTATTCTGAAGTAGCTGAGATGGTTAAAGATCACAAACGTGGTTCTTTAAACGAAGCAGTATTGAGAACACAGAAATCAACTAAATACTTCTCTGAAGGCGTTGATAACGAAGTAAACGAATCTGATGATAAAGAAACAGCACGTAGAAATATGTTGATGGGTCTTAAAGGATATGATGATTCTTACGGAGCATTCTAATAAAAATTAAATAAGAGGAGTTAAAAATTAATAGTTTTTTTAACTCCTCTTGTATTTAAAATTAATAAAACAAAAAACAAGTAAATAAACAAATAAACAAAAATGAAAAATCTAAAAGAAAATACTAAGAGTTATGAGCTTGGAAGATTGCTAGAGCGTTCGGAAATGGCTAAGCGCCAAACGATCGTTGAAGCATGGAAAGGCTCAGGATATCTTTACGGTCTAAAAGGTCGTGATTTAGGTAACATGGCAACTTTGGCAGAAAACCAAAAACGTCAGATCCTAAGAGAAAACAACACAACAGCGGATATGGCAGTGTTTGATACAATTGCTATCCCTATGATTCGTCGTCAAAATGCTTTGATGGTGTCTCCTAATTTAATCTCTGTACAACCTTTATCATATCCAAATGGTATTGCGTTCTTCTTAGATTATAAAGTATCTAACTCAAAAGGTCCAATTGGTTCAACTTACTTACGTAATGGTATGACAGTTGCTAATGATGTAACTAACGTTGGTGTAAACGAAGTAGCTTCTGATTTCTCAGGAAACACTTTCGAAGCAACTTCAGGTTATGATCGTCACTACAACAACAGCGGATATGATAACTCAAAAGGTCGTGTTATCCGTAGAGGTTGGAACCCAGCAACAGGTAACTTTAACAACACTACAGTAGGTGGTACAAACGATACAGCTAACGCTGCTTCATTTACTACAGCTACAGCTAACTTCGGTGGTGTAGGTGTTATTGACATCCAAGTTGTTGATTTCGATTTAACAGCAATTGGTGGTATCACTATGGATCAAGCAGCTAGCTTATCTGTATATGATGCAACAGGAACACTTTTACAAGGAAGAGATTTCTTCGTACAAAGAGTTATCCAAAACTACACTGACGCTATCCTTTCAACAGGACGTACAGGTGGTGGATTAGTAGATTCTGAAGCAGGTCCAGCATCAACTGGAAATGGTATTTCAGGTCCAGGTCAAGCAAATAGAGTTTTACGTTTAAGAGTTATTCCTACAACTGATGGTTTAGGAAACGTTGACTTACGTTTAAGCTTCAATCAATACTTGAACCTAGAGCTTTACCCAGCTTTCTCTTCTGAATTGAAATTGGAAATTAAATCTGTGCCTATCCAAACACAGATCCATAAAATGAAAACAGCTTGGACAGTTGAATTAGCTCAAGATTTAATGGCATACCATGCTATTGACGCTGAAGCTGAATTAACTCAATTGTTAGCTGAAGAAGTAGCTGCAGAAAAAGATAGATTAGTTATCCGTGAGTTAATTAATCTAGCTGGTCACTTTGAAGTGTGGAATGCAGATTTCGCAGGAGCAATTGATCCTAACCCAGCAAACACAGTATTCCGTGGAACTGAATCAACTTATAACCAAACTTTAATGTTAGCGGTTAATAGAGCTGATGGTAAAATCCGTAAGTCTACTAAGCGTGGTGGTGCTAACTGGATGTTAATTTCATCTGAAGGTGCTGCTAAATTGGTTAACCTTGATACATTTAAGCCATCTGACTTGAATGACGAAGGAACTAAATTCGCTGCAGGTGTAGAGAGAATTGGAACTGTAACTCAAAAATACACTGTATATGTGGATCCACATTTACCAGCTGAAGTTTGTCTATTAGGCCGTAAAGGTACTAGCTTCTTCGATACTGGATATGTATATTGCCCATATATTGAGTATATGTTATCTCCAGTTGTTCTTGAACAACAAGACTTCAACCCAAGACGTCAAATTGCTTCTCGTTTCGGAACACAAATGTTGAACAACAAGTTCTACGCTGTGGTTTGGATGAAAGGAATTGATTCTTTCGAAGTATTCCAAGGAGCAACAACAAACTAATAATAGTTTTAAATTAGTAATAAGAACAAAGGTCGAGCTAAACACTCGACCTTTTCTTATTTTAAACCTATTTCAGCTTTCATCTTCTCTGCTTGGTATTTTATTTGGAGATCATCATTGACTATCTTTAATTGTCCAATGCCTACGATAGGATTCTTTTGCAATTTTTGATAAGGCTTGGGAAATGTCCACCAAGTACCTCCATGCTCTCTTAAATTCTTTATAACAAACATATAATTCTTCGGAAAGAATTTAGTATGATGTTTAGTAGCTACAACAGCTCCACTAGCCATTGCTTCTTTAGCCTCATCGTGTGTCATGCATCTACTTTTTTATAGTACAACTTAGGATTCTTTTCCGGAAATTCTAATTTTAAACGTAATTGGTCACGTTCCATAGTTAAGGAGTGTATAGAATTATCGATTTCACGCATTCTTCTGCGAATTAACTCAGGATCTTTAAGTGCCTCTAGTCTTTTGAATAACTTATTATAAATCTTTATATACTCAGGGTCTCTTAAAGGATTTTCCAATAAAACTTTATGTGTTTGATATTGAATAGCGCAATTTGCATGCTTACGATTAACAATTGGTAGAATAGCTTTGTACTTAAAGTTAAAATCATTCCTAAGAACAACAATTAATGCTCTTCTGATACGAGATACTCTTGCCGTTTGACCTTCTGTTTGAAGTTTAGCTAAAGAGATTTTAAATTCATCCTTTAAAATAGCATCTATAAGTCCTTCTCTATCTCTCATTACTTTTCTTTTAACATTTCATCTAATGTTTCAGTAACTGTTTTATTTTTAACGTGAGTTTTAAACCCATCTACACCTTTATCAAAGTAATTTGCTTTTAGTTTATCTAAAGCAGTTTCAATGGCTTCTGAATGATACTTTTCAAACTCAGGCAAGTTGAATCTAAATTGCTCGGCATCATTTTTAGTATCGAATACTTTATTTCCTTCGAAATCATAAGGATTCTCTTTAAGGATAACTACAAACAATTCAGTTGTAGAAAAGTAAGGTCGAGATAGGTTCTTTTTATTTCTTACCCAAAGGCGAATAAATATTAATAGCCCGATACAGGCAAGAATTGTGTTCATGGTTACTTGTGTCATATTATTTAGATTTAATTAATTGATTAAAATATCTTAAAACTTCTAATGCAGTTCTTTGGTGAGCTGTAAGGTAATACCCAGAATATAAAGTTCCATCAAACGAAACAAACATTGTACTGTCAGTTGTATTTGGCCGTTTATACTTTTTAGGTTTATTTTCGATTATGATAGTTGCCATCTTATTGATTATTAGATTCCATGTATCCACGAATAGTACGATTGAAAGCCATTACTTTATCTAAAGCTGCATCGGCAAGTATTCTAAATTCCTTTTTCTTTTCAACATCATCCGTTAATAAAGCTTTGATATTATTTTCGCTTACAACTTTTTGCATTTGAAATTGCTCTTCGTACATTTTAACAATAGTAGAACGAATACCTTCAACATCTTTTGCAACCTTTTCAGCTTTAGTAGTATGGCCTTTTATTTCCAACCAACATTTATTAAAAAATGCTTGTGAAATTTCAGGATTACTTTTATCAGTTTTGAATAACTCAAAAGCTTTTACTTTATCCGTTTCAGTGTTGACGGTTAAGAATGTAAGAATAAAATCTTTTTTAGATTTCTTGACTAACGGTTGATTTGGCGTTACTGTTTTCATTTTCTTTTATTTTAGTTTTTAAATGTTCTCCACGTTGATGCGTATTCATAAACTTACCATCGATTACATACAATGGTTCTTTATGAATCTTATGAGCATCCTTATCGTGTGGTTTATGATTAACAATAAGGTAAGTTACGTAAACTGCCAGCGCAAGACTACAAATGATTAAAAATATAATAGTTATATTCATAGTTTATTTTTTCAGAATTAATTTATACATCCACCCCTCTTTTATTTCTTTAGTACCCTCAAACCAAAATCTTATAATTTCATAATCTTCCATCGGTTTATTTATCTAGGGTTAAACTCAATTGGTCATTTGCTTCTTTCCAACGCTTCTTTTCACACTCAGGACCTATTCCTGATAAGATAGAAGCAGGCACAGTTAATTTTCTACCACAACGTCCGCAACATCCTTCGTGCCAAACTTCAAGTCCGTTTGGAATTTGATTACGCTCAAGAAATCCTAAAAAAGAATTAAGAACAGAAACAGAAGGAACAGAAGGTGCCAAAGCAGATTTAGCAGAATGTTGATAAGTTGCTTTTCCGAAAACAGTTCCGATAAAAGAATAATCGGATTCGTTATCTTTTCCTGTCATAACAGAAACAAAGAAAACTGGACGCGCAGCATTTTGCTTTTTCGGCGCTTTAAATTTATAAGTAAAACGATTACCTGATTTAGCATTACGTAAAGTGATAGTTGCTTTACCTGCGAAAGCAAAATCTTTAACGATTGAAGCAGTTGCTAACGGTGCACCTTGTGGAACGAATGTATTTGTCATAGTGGTTGGTTTTAAATTTATAATATAAAGATACTATAAATAATCAAACCATCCCACCTTTTGTGACATTATTTACTAGCGTTAAACCTATTGATTCTAGTGTGGCTTAAGCTTTTACAGGGATATAAAACGGACTTTTTGTGTCTGCAAACTCATAAACAGTAACAGGAATGTCATATTCGCTAAGTTCTTCTTTAATAATCTGCTCTATGATTTCCCAACTTCCACCAGCTAAACCTGAGCCGAATTGAGGACAATGTAAGGAAGCGTTATGTTTTTTACAATAATTTCTAATCGCTTGTAAACCTCTTCTAATCGCTTCATAACGAATTGGTGGCATTCCATTCTCATATCCAACAACTTGGCCAATCATATTAGCAACTACAATATTAGTTTCTACTGGAACCATTTGTACTTGACCTAATTGAAAATGAACTGGGTCTTGTGACCAAATACGATAAGCTTGTTCAGGTTGTTTCCATTTTTTAGAAAGAGCCATAACAAATCCATGACCCCAACCTCCGCCATTATTACAAACGTGAGTAATAACTTTCATTCCTTCGCCTTCTGGGTTAGTAGCATCTCCTACTATGTTTCTAATTTCTATCATTTTTCTTTTTGATTAAATATTTCTTTATGCATTTGAGCAATTATATCTACAGGTATTTCAGCTTCTGATTTAGCTAATAAATATATTTTCATTAAAACTTCATCTATGTATTTAATTTGCGGATGGCATAAATCTTTAGCTCTACTTACATTACCACTATCAATTGATTTCGCCGCGACTTTTGATAACTCAGCTCTTTCAACTATTATAGCATCAGTCCAACCTTTTATAATAGCGTTAGATAATTCGTTAGAACCTTCCATGACGCTTTCCGCCTTTATTTTCAGTAGCCATAGTAATTAGGCCTGTGATTGTTAAAGTAAAACCTGTTACGACAGCAACAGTTGAATTTCCATTTTTATAAATTGGACGGTAAACTTGCTTCCCTCCTACATAATCCCAATCTAAGCAAGAAGTAAATCCTAATAATTGAAAGCCAACGCCTCCTACTATTAAAACAGTACTGCCTCTAACCGAATTATCAGAAGAGCTTGTACCTCTTTGTGCGAACATTGCAGTCGACATAAAAAGGATTAATATTGTTAAAAATGTTTTCATTGTATTTTGTATATCAATAAAATTACGAATAAATCAACTGACTTTCACTAAATCTTTGTCAGGGTCATAACCATACTTTAGGTTACTAGGTTTCCAACGAACATCAACCTCAGGCCCTACTTTGTTTTTATCATAGTCTTTATGGCCCTCGGGAACGTTATTATAATCGAGAAGACACTCAACAATTCCTTCGCAATGTCCAAATTCTTTAACATGATCTTCACAGTCACTAGAAATTAACCTATGACGACAACTACGTGACATTTTAACTCTATCTCCTATTTGAATTTTGGGCATGATTATATAATTTGAATTAGGACTCCTTCTAAAAGAATAGCTTTATATTTTTTGCCAACATGAAAGTGTAATACTTTAGCACTGATTACTTCTTTAGCATCAGTAAGTATAGAAGAAACAACATATTGCTTTAAAGTAAGCTCAGCTGCATTCCATTTCTTTTCAGCATCTAAAAATAATGACTCAGCTTTCATAAACTTTTCATCATCTTTAAAATCATCTCTTTTAGGTTTAATTGGTTGAGCACCTAATGGATTCGGATCTTTCGCAATCCCAATTCCACTTGTAATAACTACATCGAATGGTTCCATAGTTATATTTTTCCAGGTCCTGAATAATATCCACAGTTAACACAGCTGTCATCTACAAAGCCGTATGTTTTACATTTAGGGCACCAGTCTCCTCCGCCTAAATTTAATCTGAATTTTAAAAAATTTTTCATAGTTATTTT